CGTTAGAGTTTTTCTTGTCTTTCAGGAAGAGAACGGCTTCTTCCATCGAGTTTCCTAAGGTGATATCACCATCCAGAATACTGTTGCCAACTCGACGAAGGGCCTCTGCACTCAACGCTTCATTGATAAGCGCGGTCAGTTCTAAGTTTTTGTCCTTACAAATATCAAGGAAGTACAGCGGATTGTCCTCCTGCAGCTCTTCCAATTGCAAGTCCTTTTCATCCTTGGTCATAGTCTTTGGATTATATCCGTAGACTAGAAGGACCATATTCATACGATCTTCGGTGTCAGACAGCTTAATGTATTCCTTATAAGCATCCTTGCGGACAACCAAGTTTGCACTGGCTTCTTCCAACTCCTTACGCGTATCGCTAATATAATATTGATGGCGCTTACTTGCACCTATCTCTGATTCATCCATAACTACAAAAGGATGCGCACAAGCAAACTTATACTTGATAAAGTCAATAACATTCAAAGGATGCCCGTCCTCGTCTAAACCAATTTCAAGGTCTAGGCCACCCATAGGCACCTCAATATTCAAGTTCAAGTAGTACTCTCGGCACTTACGGCTAAACTCCGCGTCTGTAGGACTGATGCCAAGAATTTCAGGCAGATATTGTTTCTGCTCTGCAAAAGTCAGCCCGCGAATGATATCGCCACCGGCTGTGAAAACGGAACCCAGCTTACGCTTAGATTCATTGTAGACCTCCGTTGGAAGGTTGGTCGCATTAGGGCGACGGTTGATTGTGATGAGATGTGAAGACATGATCTATTTTATCTAATGATTTTCTACTATAAGAGAAAGGGGGAGGCCACACACCTCCCCCCATCTTAACCAAAACCTACTTACGACTTAACGCAGTCGAGAAGCAAGCAGTTCGTAGCACGGCGAATTGCCACACCACATTCCTTCATAAAGTGGACAGACGAACCATCCACATCAGTAGCACGGAGAGCGTTACCGCCAAAGCCAGGAGGCACAGTTGCACCAGCCACAGCAAAACGGATAAGCTCACGCCCACGACGAGAGATGTACTGAACGTTAGCCTCACCATCGTAGGTGCTCATATCGAGGAAGCACATACGGTAAGACTCAAGTGGCAAACCAGTCACTGGGTGACGATCGCTGTTCATAGCCTTAGCTCCGTGGTCAAACAGAGGCAAGTGGCGAACAGTAATGGTGTGCCCATCGATGTGCTGGTAAGAAGTGAAGTAACCACCCAACTGGAGGTTGCTACCGCTACCACTGATGAAGCTAGCAGGGTCAGTGTTCTTGATGTAAGTACCTGAAGAAATTTCAGACTTCATAGCATTGTCGAACTCTTCCATACCACCGATACCAGTAAAGAGGACGATGTTCATCTGCTGAGCGTCAGTAGCGCCATACAAAGCGTCACGGACAACAGACTTAATCTTAGCAGTAGTCAACTCAGAGTATGTGTCAACGTTTGGAATCTGCTCAAAGACACCGGAACCAAGAGTAATTGGCTTACCGTTGTCGTCCTTGAGGTGGATGAGACCATTAGCATCCCGGTTGTACTGGCTGTACCACAAAGCGTACTCAGTCTCCTCCTTCCAACGGAGCATGTGCTGATACTCTTCAAAGTCATACCAGAGGTTAGTAGAACGACCACCAACATTGAACTCGAAGTTCACGACACGGTCAGGCATGTTGCCTTCGTATGCGTAAGACTTACGAATCAAGCTGATTTGGTTACGCATCTTGGACGGAGCGACCCAGTGGCTTTCGTTTCCGCGTGATCCGCTCATTGCAGCAGGTGCGTACAACTGAACAAATAGCTTGTTCTTAAGTACGGTCTCTGAAGAAAGAGCAGCACCATCAGAGGCAACCAACTGACAGCTGTACTCATAGCCGTTCGCCACAGGAGTGGGATCGTCCATGATGCGGAGCTGAGTTCCGTCTGGTGCTTCGATGATGTACTGGCGGACAAACCAACGCTCATTAAACGTCAGCTTAACTCGGGTGTGGTTTGCGCCAGTACCCGATTGAGCAAGACACTCAAGTGCCTTATTCATACGGCCCATCACTGGGTAATCGTACTCAACGTCGTTGATGTACTTGGTTGCGCCCATACCCTCAGTCAAGAATGAAAGCGGGAAACGCTTGTCTTCCTGGCCGGAGAGATGGGTAATAACAGGAGAAAGGACGTCCGGCTGAGTGAGGAGAGCAGCAGCAAGGCTATTCTCGTCAGTCATAGCCGAACTGTTGAAGGTGTCTTCGTAAAGACGTAGCTTCTTGATGTTGTCAGCAGACATGATTCAAGGGTTTGTATTAAAGGGTTATAAAAGATCTTTCAATGAAGGAAGTTTCTTTGGTGCCTTGTAGGACGATTGACCGCCCTTCATCCGCTGGTTAGCGGGTTTTTTCTGCTGCAACTTTTGCTTAAGGTTCTGGGCCTTCTTAGTATTCTGGGTATTGCTAACAAGTTTGCTGAGGTCGAACTTCTTCCACAACAGGTACTCCATTGCGACTTGGGTTTCCAAATCCATTTGCTCTCTATCTACAAGACGCTGTGTGCGTCCTTGATTATCAACTGCATCGCTCATCCACGAGAAAAACTTCTTGCGGTCGGCGTTTGGGATAGCAAAACCTTTGACAACTCCTTTGTCAATGGTCTGTTGAATAGCTCCCCACTGCTGCTGCACTTGCTTTTGTTGTTCTTCAGCTTGTGCCTTTTGCTGCTCTACAAGCTGTTTTGCTTCACGCTCTTGGGCAATTTTAAGTTTGCCCAGACTACGATTGGCTTGATTCATGAGAATCCCAGCTTCAACGTATTCCTGCACAGTTTCAGAAATCTCTTCTGGCTGATAGCCCTGACGAGACAAAAACTCCTGTACAACCATACGTTGCATAGAGACATCTTCATCAGTCAACTCAATGGCTCCAAAGTCTACGTTCGGGCTTGTTGCCTGAAAGTATTTCTTCGGATCACCACCATTATACCGGAACTGAAGGTATTCCTCCACATCCGGGAACTGTGAAAAGACGGTATCTAGTTGCTCCTTAGCAATCTCATTGGCTACCTGAGTGGTGAAATTCACTACACCATCGTAGTCCTCTGAAAAGTCGCCTACAACTTCATATCCCATCTTTTGACGCAAAGTGTCAATAATACTAGCCTCTTCTTCAGATACAGACTCTTCCGTATCTTCCGATTCTGCTACCGGTTGCGATACCGGCTCGTCAGCTTCTTGAGCTTCTGGTTCTTCCTGAACTGCAGCTTCCTGCTCTACTTCAGGTTCGGGAGTTTCCTCCGCTACCTCCGATGCGACGCTCTCTTCCGGTTCTGGAATGCTAGTAGGAGCGTCATTGTTGAGCAAGTTTGCTACGCTTACTTGGCTCAGGTCTAATGATTTTTCTTCTGCCATTTCTACAAAAGTATTTTATATACCGAATATTCTGACGCTTTTTTATACGTCACTGTTTGATTTATTATTATCAACTTTTTTGCCGTTGCAGGTCAACTTTTTGTTTTTCTACATCAAGCCGTGCCCTGTCAATCTCATCTCTTCGCCCATTTCCATCAGCATCAGTTGTGATTTGTCGTGCCAAATCCATCTTCTTCAACTCAATCTTAACCATGCGGTCTTTCTCATTCTGGTCTGCCTCAAACGCATTCTTCTGCTCTTGCAATTGTTGCGATGCTTGAATCTGCGCTTGTGCTTGCTGCTGTTGTGCTTTCTGTGCTTGCTCTTGCATCTCCTTCTGCTTAAGATCAACCTCTGCCAACAACTGTTTGATTTTGCTGAAGTTGTTTGAGTCCAAAATCTCTGCAATAGTGCCAGGCTGCTGACCATTCTGTGCCATAGCCTGTGCTAGACCCTTAAGCTGCTGCAGCTTGTCCTGTTCACGGCTGTTGTTTTTGACAAACACACCGTATTCCGCCTCCTGATACTCGTCAGGGTCAATAGCAAGCAAAGCAGTACGCAAATCGCTGGTTACATACGTCATTTTCTTGCCTTCACGCCAAGCAATCTTGCTGGTATCAAGCAGACCAAGGTATTCGCGCTCAATGAAGTTCTCAAACCGGCGAAACAGCTCTTCAGAAATAACAGATGACTGGAAAATTGCACGTTCGGTAACTCCAACACCATCAGACGTTTTGACTTGTCCCTTACGCTGACGGCTGACACCAATCATTTCCTCCCACTCTGCCTTAATTGCTTGCAAAAGCTGGAACTGAGCAGCGATGTACTGCCCAAGCGACATGTCAAGCACCTGAAATTGGTTGAATGTGACACGCTCACCGGATTTACCTTCAGCTGTAGAGTCAATAAACGCGAAGCCCATGGCATCTGCGTAGTACATGAACTTCTCCTCGTCCCAGCCATGGCGCTTAGGGATGGTGTTCATCTCCATAAGCATGATCTTGTCCTTGTTCTTGGCAATGGACAGCTCAAGTCGGTAGTGAAATACGTTGTACAGCACTTGGTAAGCCAAGCCCATACTGATAACACTGATGTTGTCACTGTGACGGTTGCTATATACCCGTCCGTTATAGGGCAGCTTGCATACTGACACATTGTTCATCTCATTACGCTGCACCGGATGCGGTTGCGCTGTAACGATAATGTCCTTGTCGATTTGATAGCCCTCCCACACCTCGTTGACCCAGTAGTAGGTAATCTCTTCTCCCTCTGACTTCTTGTATGTTTCATCTACCACCATCTCCTGCTCTTGACCCAGCTCATCTGTAAAGGTCAGGATACCCACACGGCTGAATGACTTCCAGCATACATGCAGCACCTCAACCATACGGTCGGACTCGTCATCCTCAGGCTTGTTGATGAACATACTTTGTGCACCACCATATCCATCACGAGACTTGGCTGTTGGCATCTCCAACTGGTCAATGTCTTTAGGCGAAAGAACGTCGTAGAACCGATCTACAACTTGGTTGATTGACATGATTTGTCTGCGCACAACCCAGTCGGCATCTTCAATAAACTCTACGTCAGGCCCCTTCTCATAGTCAATATCCAGTGGGGATACTACATCGTACTCCACATCATTCATACAGATGTCCTTATACGTGTAGCACTCGCCAGCAATAAGCCAGTCAAAAAACAAACGCTGCGACTTGTCCTCGAAGTTAAGCCAGTCAAACAGGTAGTTCAGAACCTCCTGCCCAATAATAGCACGACTGTCACGGTAGCCAGTCATGACTTGCTCCATATACTCTTCCGGTGCAGGCAGTTCTTCTGATGGCTGCCCTGTCTCTAGACCTTGAGCGTTGGCCTCATTGATAAAGAGCTGTTCCAGAAACTCTTTGTACTTCTCCTGGCGAAACTTGTCAAAGCGCGATTCGATATCTGCGTTGCGAACAACAACCTGATAAGACATCGGCCGCTTGGCTTTCTCGCCCAGCAGAAGGTCTACAATAGGCTTAAGAATGTTGTAGTTGCGCAGACGTGCAGGAAAGTTCTTTTTGGACCATGCCTCACTGTTATAAGGATTCGTGACATAGTTGTAGTCCGCCTCCCGGATGTTACCGTTATAGGCTTCGTAGTAGGTCTGCAGTGTATGCTTGGTGCTGGTGCTAAACGAAGAACGGTTGATGAATGCACGAATACAATCTTTCGCCCAGTCCTTAGTCTTACGCGACCGTGGTAGCTTTTGTTTAGGAATATTATACATCCGTATGCGATTTATGAGAAGAAGGCTCGATCAAAAAAAGTATTTTCACTTTGCTGCTCTACAACCTTTACTTCTCTTGTATGCAAGTCCTTAAGATGGAACATGCCTACCATAAGTGCTGAGACACGGTCAAAGTTGCCACGTCTGTTGTACTTTACCAGCTCATCTATCAATGCAATATCATAGATTTGATGTAGATTGAGCCGTACTTCTCCAGACTCGTTACGTCCCCGAGGGGTCTTGAGCCAGTCTCGCAAGTATATCTCTGCTTGACCCTTACGCTCCTTACTACCCATGCTCATGCCGTAACTACGGCCCAGCTTGCGGATACGAACGTTATCTGTCTTGTCAAAGATTTCTACTTCCGGGAGCAAGTGTTGCATAAGCTTATGACGCTTTGCAAATGGTATCACTTCGCCCCGGTCATTCTCAAATCCTATGCGAGCATTATAATACTTTGCCAACAAAAATAGTGTATTGTTGTATTCATCCTGCGTATCAGGCCTACCGATATAGGAAGCCACGATCATATCATCGGGCTGACTAAGTGCATTAACACGCTTTATAACGTACGCTGCACCCAAGGACTGGCCCCTACCATCTTGGGCATACGGGTCATGTGCAATGATGTACAAGTCCCGTGGCACCTCACCATTCTCTTTGTACGGCGACTGATACATGACTACACAACCTGTAGTATCGTCCCCACGTTGTACAGGAAACTTAAGCACTGGTCGTAGGCGGTCGTCGGGCTTTAGCTTGACACCATCTTTACTTTGGATGAGGTGACCTGCTACTGCAAGTGACTTGAACATACCGCTGCGCATAAGCTCGTTGCGCCACTCCAAAAGTGTTGCAGTAGGAAAGATGTTGCTTGTGTGCTGCAGGAATGCCTCTTTGGGAGTGAAGGGGTACTCTGTTATGTGCTTGTCGAGTACCCCCGCATCCTTTGAGTCGCGTTTGATTTGCTCACGCTTGGCATCCTCAGATTGTCGGGCACCAACCATGTCGCTATTACCATTGACATCCATGTGTCCAATCTTGTTCTTGAATGCAGGAAAGAAATAGCCACATGTCGTATGATCCGCGCCCTCGTCCCAGATATTGGTAATCGGTAGCAGGTTGTATGCCTCAGGGTTATAGAACATACTCTCGAAGTCTATAGTACCCCCAGCCATATCACCCCCCGTACCGAAAAGAATCATCTGCCCCGTGGTGATACCTCCATCCTCTACAGTAGGCTTGGTTGCCAGGTACGACGCTTTGAGATTGTCAAAGGCACCGCACTCTTCGAAGATGACTATGGAAGCATCTTTACCACGAGCAGCGTCTGGGTTGTCTTTGAATGTAATCGCCTCTACTTCAGACTTGTAACCTTTCTCTACCTGCTGACCCGACATGTACTCCAAGTAGCTGGCACGTCTGTGGTTCTGCTTGTCTACGACTTGGCGTCGCTTAGCCCAACCGGTGTGCTCATTTAGGAAGTTCATGTTATCCGTAACCATTGCCATAATACCTTTAGGGTACAGATACTTCTTGTCAAACGCGCACAGCAGGGTATAGCTATTACGTTCAGTATTGAACGTGTTCGTTACCAGTGCAGCATTCTTATACGAGAATCCCTTACGCCGTGCTTTACCTACGATCAAATGACGGCTGCCATCCATATGGGTCTTGTCTACGAATGTCGACAGGTTCAACCTTTCGTAATCTACTGGGTCGATCCCGTTACGGGCTATCTCCTGCAACCAGAAGTATTCATAGTCCCCATCCCAGAAGTTGGGGAAAGAGACGATTTTTTTGTTACCCTTGTCAGTCAGCTTTATCTGTACGTAGTTCAGATAGAAGTAGTGGTGACCGGTGATGGATACGTCACCTACACTATACCCCTCGATACAGCGGCGTAGCTCTTCAGCCCAATATTCAAAGTACGCAGCACTGCCCTGTGGGTCTCCACAGTAAAAGCCGTGCTCTAAAAAGTGCTTACCGGCTCGGCTGAATTCGTGAGTGTTGGCTAGCATCAGTCTTCAAACATACCTTTCTTGCCTCCACCTTTAATACGCGTATCGTTTGATTCTTCTTTTTTGACCTTCTCTTCAAGTGTCGTAATGTTCTCAATCGCTTTCGGAAGTTTCTCCGCAATTTCAAGCATACGAGTAACGGAACGAACAACAGGGTCAATGTCTTCAAGGTCAGGATCAGCAAGAGCAGAATCAATACGCTCACGTAAAGAGTCAATGAGCCTACTACTTGTAAGAAGACCTTCCCGGATAGACGTAAGAGACTGGATGGTCGGAGTCTTTGACAACTCCAAATATTTTGTAATAGCTGCTTCGACTTTGTCATCTGGCTTGTATTTCTGTCCTAACCCTGTATCTGTAGATACGCGTAAGCGGCGCTCGTCCTCCGGGTATATAAAGTACGGGGACTTGTGGTCATAGAAAAAGTAGATGTAACTAAACTCTTTTACCGCCTGCTTCTTGTCTGCAGTGCGGTCGCGTGTAATCAGAGCCTTAAACTCTGGTATGAGCTTTAGCTCTGTATCTACTACAACCTTAAAACTTTCTTCTCTGAATAACCGCATTGTTCAATCGGTATAGCCTGCTGGGTTTGACATAGAACTTACCCAGGTAGGGCATGCGCACTTGACTGAATGCTCCGTGTTCCATGTGCTTGCGTACAAACGCAAACTGACTCATGACTACTTCCGCCACTTCCTCATACGTGCCGCCGTCCTCTTCAATAATCTCTTGGATTATCTCTTCCATTAGTTTGTTAGGCCGGGGCATAGACGTAGTAGGTTATGAAGTAGTGGTTGGGGCCAATAGTAATCTCAGTGTCGTACGGAATGTCGCGGTCCTCAAGCTCTGCTGACATGGTAAGCTCAAAGCTGAACAGCACGTCGAGTGTCTCAATCTCATACTCAAGATTGAAAAGCAGTTTCGGTGACGACGAATTTGAAGGTAAGCGACTCAAGATTCCCATCCGGTTTAACAATGTCATTATAACGATACACCCCGTGGTCGTCCTTGTAGATGACTTGCTTATCCTTTAGGCTCTTTACATAGTTGTTGAGTACACTAACACTCTTGAAGTTCATAGCTTCTGCTACGTGCTTACGAGCGTGCATACTGCATGCTATATCCTGGTCGTATTCCAGAAACAGTAACAAAGAATCTAACTCACGTGGAGTCAGCTTCAAGATACCATTCAAAAGTTCTAAGTAATGACGCGTAAAACTTTTCTTACTTGTTTTGATCTCCAGCTGCATTCTCTTGGTATTTGTTGACGCGATCAATCTTACGGTTGAGGCGCTTCTTCAACAGCACCCTCACCTGCTTAAGCAAGATGATGCAACACTGATTCTCTACAGAAAAGTTTTTGTTCTGTAATGCATACAGACGGTCGATGAGCATACTCACCACCTCCTCATTGGTCGTACCTGGGTTGAAACCAGTAGCTGTCTTCTCCGTGAAGCGTA